ATTATTTTGATTTGCTGGAATTTTGAATGTACCCAAATAGTGTGTGATACATTTTTTCTTTTAGTCTTGTGTTTAAAGATAAAAGTAAGGGGCATAAAACCAAAAGCATTAAAGAAAGAAGAAAAAAAAAGCCCTTTTTTCAATATTGACGGGCTTTACAGGCGATACTGACATAACAGCTAAAAAAACCGATTGCTTTAATTTACTTATATTACGCTTTAATTACTACACCGCAAATGGCCCTCTATTTACTGATTACTTTAACCCTGGTTGCGTTTCCTGCATACAAGCATACAAATATAGCAAAATATAGTGTTAACGCCTTACACAGGCTTTTTATGGGCTCCCATTTTGGGGGCTTTTTTTGTGCCCTGGTTACAATGATTTACAAACGGCTTAAAAGGCGATTAAATGGCAAAAAAACGACTAAGAGGGTATACTAAGGGGGTATACTAAGGGGGTAGTTTTTAACGATTCAGGCACTTATAGCATATGCTATAATGACATAAAAACAACACGAAACAGGCAAAAAACAGCTTTATACCCCCCCTTTAATGACATATTTATACACGAAACTTTTTATTATACATAGTATTATGTAACAGTATATCAGCGTATTAATACAATAACACCCCTGTTTTAGAGTAAAAAGGGGCTATTAGTCAATAAAAATTCAATTTTTTGGCACCGGGAAGCACGTGCCTATACTTTTTTTAAGCAGTTTGTGAGTAGTTGGATTTTTTGTCAACTGGGCCTTTCTCCAGGGAAGATATTTTCTGTTTTTGCTGCTCAACCTTTTCCTCTAATAAATCAATGATTCTTTCTTTATCACGGCATCTTGGACACGAAACATTATAATTTGTGGTGCTGTCAGTAGCAGTACTTCCCTCCTGGCTTTCATTATATTCCCCATCAATCAAAAATGTATATGTTGTGTGATATATTTTAACAATATTTGATAGAATTTTTAGCGTTGGTAACTGATTTCCGATCTCTATTTGCCCCAAATTTGCCCTTTTTATCCCAACAGATGCTGCAAATTCATCTTGAGATAAATTTTGTTTAGTTCTTAATTCTCTAATTCTTAATCCAATAGACATAATTGTAAAAAATATTATCAATAATTGAAAGAATTTATGTCAATGTAATAAATTCTTTCATACATTTGTTTCTTCTTAGTAACGCAAAGTTAAGGTAACAATTTATGGATTCGACACAAACAACTAAAAAAAGACAAAATAAGGATTTTGAAACCCTTGGAAAAATTCTTGGATGCAAAACCGCAGCGGCCAAAATGCGGTTTTACCGCCAAAACGAAGAGGCAATGGAAATGATGCTGAAAATAGTTGAGGCAAAAGAAAGCCTGATCAATGAGAATAGTCCCAAAGAAAGTACTAACCAATAAAAAACAAACGATATGAAAAAAGATTCTCAATCTCCTGCTTCGTTCGAAGCTCAGTTTCCTTCAGTTTCATTTCCAGAAACTGGCTGTGACCAACAAAAGCGGGCAACTGCTTTTTATACTCGGCTAAGTTCTCAAGGAAAAATTCAAGAAACAGCCTCTTGTTCTCTTTTGAAGCACCCTGCTCCCTGTCCTCAAGTTCAACATTAAGAAATCCGAATACAATGTCCTCAAGGGCGTTCATCCTGGCATTCATTACCATAATGTTGAGGCCATTCATTACCAAATTGCTTTCAAGTTCTTTTAAATCCATCACACTACATTTTAAGGTTTAGCAACACAAATGTAGTAAAACTCCCGGGGTCTCAAGCGCGATGCTATGGATCGAATCCTCGACCGGGAGCCAATTAATAAAAACTGCAAATGGAAATTTATAATAACACCTTATGTATTCCCGCAAATCAATACTATCATGAGTATGATCTAGGACCGGGCAGGGGAAAAGTTGTTAAGAGAAATTTTGTAAGTTATGATACTTATAAGCTTCAAAAAAAATCCAAACTTAAAATCGTCAGGCCAGGAAAAGGAGAGGGTAATCACGCACTAATTGATTTGGAATCCATTCCCTCAAAATACCGCAATGAAATTGGAAAGCGCGAACCGAACCCGGAACTCTCCGCAGTGATCACTCCATTTATTGACCAGGTAAAGATGGATTATGAGGCAGTAAGGTTTTATACAAATTTCAGATATCCAAACGGGAGGCCAATACCAACCGACAAAGTTGACAATATAAAGCTGTGGAGTAATAACGCAGCAATAATGAACGCCATTAGTGCCGATTACGATAAGCATGTACGCGACCGCGCTAACCAGGGCAAAGGCCCCATTAAAAGTACCTTCTTTAAAAATCATGTGGTTCCGGTTAAGTCGAAAGAGCTAAATGATAAGTGGCCAAACAACCTGCCAACCAATGCAAGCCGGTTACAGGAGAAATTTGACGACTACAAGGAGCTTCGCTATATGGCATTTGTAAAGAACCTGGTTGGCAATGACAACGCGGTTAAAATCAACTCTAAAATTCTCGACCTGCTGATATTCATTTCGGTAATGCCTACAAGGCCGTACACAACTGAGGTTAAAAAAGTATATGACGATTTTATGGCAGGCCGGATAGAGCTCGTTAACCATGCCACCGGTGAGGAGTATTTACCTGAAGATTACCTGGACGAAACCGGCAACGTGATACAGTTCACAGAGGCAGCAATATGGCAGCGGATTGAAAAACCTTCGCAGCAGGTTAAGGTAGATAAAAAGCGGATGGGCGCAAAGGACTTCAACGACCTGCACCGGCCACACCGCCACCGACACAGCCCGGAATACAGCTTCAGTAAAATATCAATGGATGACCGCGACCTTGTTTGGAAGGATGCCGTTTCAAAACAGAGAGTAAAGGCTTACTACGCTTACGACGTTGCTTCCGGCTGCCGGATCGGATCGGCATACAGCATGTTCAAAAATGAGGAGTTATTCCTCGACTGCTTGCGCGACATGTTTGCCTTTATCGACCGCAACGGTTTCGGATCGCCTTTAGAAATTGAAGTTGAAAATCACCTGGTGAACAAGTTCTTTGATGACCTGGCAGTAATGTTCCCATACCTCACTATTTGCGCACCGGGAAACTCACAGGAAAAACGCGCAGAGCATTTCAACAGGGCAGTGAAATACCAGGTCGAAAAAAACAATCATCCCGGAATTGGCCGCTGGTGGCTTTCGTCGAAATACAACCGCATTTCAGTTGATAAGGTGAACGATCAGTTCAAGCAAAAAATGAAGATGGCCGACCGCATGATCATCGATGATATCCAGGACTCACTGGAGTACAATAATGCCCTTCACAAAAACCAAAAGAAGTATCCGGGCATGACCCGCATGGACGTGCTAAGAGCTAACCTGAATCCGGGCCTTCCAAAATTAAACAAGCCTTTCCTGTACAAATACATCGGTTACGAAACCGAAACAAGCATAGTCCGCAATCAGTACGTGTCGGTTCAATACGAAAAATACATGCTACCTAATCCGCGGGTTCTGGAACTGCTGGCACCAAACAACCGCAATGTTACGGCCTATTATATGCCTAACGCCGACGGAACTATCAGCGAAGTTTATCTATATCAATACGGCAGGCTCTTATGCACATGCGAGCGCCTGGAGACATACAACGAGTCCAAAGCTGAGCGTACCGACGTTGACGTAACCGCTAAGCTGAAGCAAGATAAGTACGTGGCTATGTTCGACAAATACGTGAAGGATGGCACTTCAGAAATGGCAAAACTCGAAATTTTAAAGCCAAACACGGAGGCGTTCGCATCGCCGATGATAGTTGCCGACCGCAAAACGGAACCGGACTCAGAACCGGAAAGCGATACTACCGACTACCGGCGCAAAGCAATAGACGATTTCTTTAACTAACATTTAAATCCTGTTTAAAAATGGTTACAACAGAATTAAAACTCAAAGTAGTTGACCGGCTTAAAGAAGTCGAATCAACATCCGGATTAAGTGGAAAACGGTTCTCGACCCGGATAGGAATTAACCAGGCTCAGTGGTCGCGCCTGAAATCGGGAGACCTCGAAAGCGTAATTTCCGACTCCCGTTTTATCAGCCTTGCACGTGAGTATTCCGTAGCAATGGGCCAGCAAATGGACTGGAAAACGGTGCAAACAGCAACCTTTGTTTATATTTCGCAGCTGCTGGAAACCTGCCAGGCACAAAACATAAGTGCCCTTCTGGTTGATTATGCCGACCTCGGAAAAACGCATGCCGCAAAGCATTACTCACGCAATAACAGCAACGCAATATACATCGACTGCTCGCAGGTTAAAAGCCGTCAGCTGTTTATCCGCGAAATTGCGAAGAACCTGGGCGTTAACCACACCGGAAAATACTCCGAGGTTTATAAAGACCTGGTATTCTACATGTCGTCCATCAGTAATGTAATTGTTATCCTGGATGAAGCGGGTGACCTGAAGTACGACGCTTTCCTTGAGATAAAAGCTCTGTGGAATGCTACCGAAGGAAATGCAGCCTTTTTCATGATGGGTGCCGATGGTTTGAAGTCGCTTATAAGCCGTGCCATCAATAACAAGAAGGTTGGTTTTACCGAAATATTCCGCCGCTTCGGCAGCCAGTACAGGCAAGTATCGCCATGCATTGAGGAAGAAATTAAAAAGGTTAAGAAAGGTAATAACGCACCCAACGTGCGCGAAGCCCTCGACGACTTCCGCCGTGAGCAGGTTGGACTGGTAGCACAGGCCAATGCACCCGCCGGAACCGATATACAGAAGCTGGTAAAGAATAGCCGTAACTCGCTAACCAACCTGTATAACATGATTAAAGTTATGAACTCGAAACAAGCTAATTAATGCCACTACAACGCGCGCTCTCGGTTGACAATGTACTGAATGCAAAGTTTAAGGGTATTCCCTTAACAGGAAGATGGGGAGAGGTGATCGGTCAACCGGAGCTCGGCAGTAATACTATTATATGGGGCCAAAGCGGCAGCGGAAAAACAACTTTCAATATGCAATACATGCGTGAATTGAGCCGGTTCGAAACTACTATTTACAACTCCCTGGAGGAGTGGCCTTCGAGCTCCATACAAATGGCCTACAGCCGCGCAGGTATTACACCAGGAATGCCGATTCGTATGATTGGCGAAAACATGGACGACTTTATAGAACGCATGCAACGGAAGCGCAGCCCTAATGTGATGTTCATCGACTCAGTAATTTATACAAAGTTTACCTGGAACGATTACGAGCACTTTTGCAAGATGTTCAGGCATAAAATGAAAATATGGATAGGGCATGCTTCAGGAAAAGAGCCGAAAGGATCACTGGCCGACGCAATCAGGTACGATGCTTCAATAAAGATTTTTACAGAAGGGCACCGGGCCTTTGTTACTTCCCGGTATAATACAACGGGAATAAACACAATTGATATCTGGCCCGAAAAGGCAAAGAGCTATTGGGGCGAAACGGAATAGTGAATAGTGAATGATTAAACATGAATACTAACATAAAACAAACAATCACATGAAAATCGAAATCACACCTAAAGCAGTTGAGCTATTCAACGAAGAAGGAAAACCAGCAATTATGACCATTGGTAACAAGGGTATAACATTTAACAAAATAGCTGAGCGACAGCTTGCATTAAAGCCAGAAGCATCATTCTTACTGGATTTTGACGAAGGCATTCTTTTTTACAAAGAATCAACTGAGGGGTTTAAAATTCATCTAACCGGTAAATACCAATTACCTAGCAGTACGGTACAAAACTGCGCCAAATATATTGACAAGTTCTTCAAGAAAAATATTAATACGTTCCGGTTCGAGATAGGCGAATTTAAGGAAGGCAGACGTAAACTTACTTTATTGAACTAAAATGAAGACAAAAACAATCACCTACAACTATGATCCCGACAGCCGGTCGCTAACTATACTGGTTGACGGCAGGCCCAGGGGCGGGTTTATAGGCCCTGAAGGAGAAAAGAGGTTTCTCAATCTTATGGACACCGACGCACAAATTAACATTACAGCAATGACGGCAGAAGCATTTAAAAACATTTTGATACGGCAATTTCATTCCTGCCTGGCAAAAGTCGGTATAATGGATCAGAAAGAGTCAATCCTTGAAGGTTACGGCGTTAATTCAACTACGGAGCTTACAATTGATCAACTGAAGGAAGTTGTGGCAAAGTACTCCGGGTTCCATCCATTAAAAGCGAAAGAGGTGTCGCCGGAAGTACGCGCCATGCGCTCCGAGCTCCTTACTATCTGCAATAAGATGGGAATTTATGTAACTAACGACGACTGGAGCGCTGTTAACCATTTCTTTGAAAGCCCCAGGATAGCCGGGAAGAAATTAAACAAGCTCAGCCTTGAGGAACTTACAGCCCTGGTTCCAAAGATGCGCTCAATACTTACAAAGCACCTCAAAGCTCAGGCCGAAATCATCCGTAAACAACAGCTAAACTAATGGGCTACCGCTACGACCACAACGGTCACTTAACCGATGAGAAAATAAAAGCCCTGGAGGATCGCATTGAGGTACTGACCGATGCCATTACCCTGGAGAACTCAACCGAAACTCACCGGCTAATCGGAACCCTGCAAATAAAGGTTGCAGCGCTCAAGCGGAATAGTACATCAGAGGTAATGGACTGGGGAATAAGAATAATCAGCAATACAAAAGACAAATATTAACCCTAAAACAATCAAAACAATGATTCAAACACGAAAAGACCCGCACTGGGTAGATGAAAGCGGAACAAAGATTCCATACAACCGGCTAACAAAGCTGGAGATATTAAGAGAGGCTGAACTTGCCCGCTTAGTGAAAGAGGCAAAGGCCGTTAACACGCGGTTGCATATGTTTAAAAAGCAAATAATTGCCGGATGCGATAAGCTTGTAAAGGAGTTTATGAAAGAAAAGGGCGTGGATAGTATTGGCAAGGGAAATGTAATGCTTCACAATTTCGATCGCTCCATCCGGATTGAGCTTTCTATTAACGACCGTATTGAATTTGATGATCTTACAATGAAAGCCTGTAAGGAAAAATTTGATGAATTCCTTTCGGCTAATATCGACGAAAAGCAGGCGTTTGTTAAAGAAATGGTTAACGAAGCTTTCTCAACCAGTCGCGGTAAGCTCGACAGCAAAAAAGTAATGAGCTTGCTAAAATACGAAACCAGGATAAAGGATGAAACCTTTCAGGCTGCCCTGGTACTCCTAAAGGAAAGCATCCGCAGGCCTGATTCAAAATCATACTACCGGGTTTGGGTGAAGGGTAAGGAAGGGGGTTATGAGAACATTGACTTGAACTTTTCGAGCATATAACACACGCTTAGATGGATATACAGCCGGGAAAGACCGGCACACGATTGGAAGGTGAGTAAGGTACACATATTTGCAGAAAGGTTTGTTTCCGTTTCCCTTATGCAAAACGTTCGCGGGTTCGAATCCCGCTCCGGTCACAGCAACAAACAAACAACAAACATTATGTATAAAAGTAGGCGGTTAACTCGTCTGCCTGACGAAAGTCTTCGCGAAGGGCTTGTTAAGGCAACACAGGATCAGATAGTTTTGGAAGCGCTTGCCGAATCGGGTCTTACATTCGACCAGGTTAAGGTTAAAACGCGTGTTAATAAAATAATCATGACCCGGCACATCATACATTATCTACTATCGGTAAATCCTGATCGTTCATTCCAGAGCATCAGGTTTTTATTTAATAAAGATCATGCGACTGTTTTACATGGCCGGGACGTAATAGAGGACTTGATTGAAAACAATCGTGAGTTGAAGTTAAAAATAATAACCATATCCACTAAAATCAGAAACCAAAATGAGCAAAGCTAGAGTGCAGATTATAGGCAAGGTTACCGGTCTCGACAGGGAACGCTGCGTAGCGAAATTTAAGGACAGCCAGGATATGCTGGAATATGCCGGGTATGAAGTTGTAAACCCGGTTACCCTGGTTCCGGCAGAAACCAGCTATAAGGAAGCCATGCGCATCTGCCTGCGCGAGCTGCTTAGTGTGGATGCCGTTGCCGTGCAACCCGATTGGTACGACTCTGAAGGCGCAAGGGTAGAGTATATGGTTGCAAATGCGTTGAAACTTAAAATGATTCATATATGAACCGGAAATATATAATTACATCCTCAGCCTGGGACGGAGAGGTTGAGCTTATTTACTCCGACGAAATGCTGGAGAGTAAAGATGGAAATATGCTGCTGGTAATGCTCGACGTTCGCCGTGCCGAATTAAGCGAGCCGCAGCATATATGGTTCCTGAAATCGTGCCGGGAGTTTTCGGAGTTTGAGCCTAAAATTAAAAGCGCTCCGGGCGTAGTAATAGCTGAAGTAGCTATTGAAGTAACCTTCGATATCTTTTGGAAACGTTACAAAGCTCCTGATAACTCGAAAAAGAAAAAAGCCCTGTTGGCGTGGAACCGGCTGCCGGTATCCGAACAAATAAAAGCCTTCAATTACATAGCCAAATACGAACGCGGAATACAAAGCTGGCAAACCAGGCAATATGCCGAAACCTATTTAAACTCAGATTTATGGAACAATTAAATGAAAAATATTCCGTGTCAGCTAAATGTATAGCTATTGGAATCATCGGGGCAGGGATCATGCTCCTGTTAATTATAACTGGCATTTTACATTAATCACTAAACAAACAAACAATGACAAACAGACTAGACAACATGACAAAGGAAGAGCGGAAAGAAGCATTCCGGGAAGCGGATAAAATCCGTAAAAATTACATTATCGGGCAGTGCTGCTCTGTGGATGACTTACGCAGCAGCTTACGCAGCAGCCTAGAACCTAAAACCGCTGCGGATCGCAATCAGCAATATGATGACCTGGTTCAGGCTATTGAGTACGAAAAAGGGGAGCGCAACCGGGTTACCATTATTAAGATGCTTGATACCAAGCGCAGGCAATTAGCAAAGCTCAGCTTTGTGTTTATCCTGGTTATTACAACCAGTTCGTGCGGCAAGTACCAATTAATTATATGGAATGGAACAGATATGATTGGGATTGTTTACCTGGTTTTATTCCTGGTGTTTATTTTCATCGTATGGGTGATTAACTACATTGATACGAAGTTGTGGGAGCGTCGTAGAAACAGGGCTAATAAAGGGAGGTAAGATGAGCTCGCACTGTAACAAATACCCCGGCTGCGGATGCCCGCCTGAATGTGGTGAAAGATGCCACATTGTTGATCTGGGATCGCCTGAAACGGTTGGCGAACTTCTTGATAAGTTAAATGAAATTCCATTTAACGCTGATTTTGGATTCCGTAACTATCCGCTTCAGTCTCTGTACTATGATAGTATTAAAGTGTCATGCTATTTCGATAGTGAAGAAAATGACGCAATTGAAACGACTCCTAATTTTAACATTTTTCAGGAGGTACACGGTTATTGGAGTGATGAAACATTTGGTACCCGTTCAGCATTAGGCCCATTGAATCACCTTTTAAAAGAGGTTAAAGAGGTAATTGAGGACCCGACTAATATAGAAGAGTATGCCGATTGCGGATTGTTATTGATGGACTCATTAAGAATAGCCGGTTACTCGATGGATGATCTTTACACCGCTATGATTAGCAAGTTCCGGAAGAATAAGACTCGCACCTGGGGAAAGCCAGACAAGAACGGAACTGTTGAACATATAAGAGCCAGGCTATGAAACCACTCACTCCATCTATCCGCCACAAATACTACTTAAACCGCAAAGTAAAGGCCTTTTGCAAGGTTAGCAGCCGCAAACGGGTAGTGTTTATACTGGAAGCCGACAAAGACGCACTAACAGGCAGAAACAAGGCTTACTTTGAAGAATTAACAATTAAGTATAGGTATCTAACGCAATTTATAATGCCGCTATGAATAAACTCACATTACACCTTAGCCCATCAGAATGGAATCAACTCACTGCCACCGTTCTTGAACAAAGTAGCGAAGTAAGAAGTACTGAAGATAAGTACATGAAAGCAATCTTGTTTAATGTGCTTCTCCAGGTGTACGTGAAGCTTCATAATAAGCTCCACAGCCTGAAGGCCGAAAACAACCGGCTTAACCTAACTTACCCTGAAGCTTCAGTACTGGCAATGACATTGCTGGAACTAAGTACGGATAATTACCTGATTATTAATATTACCGCTTTGATTGATCAGAAATTAACTTAATTCAATACATTTACACGGAATATTAATCTTTATTAATTAAGCTATGAAAACAAAATCAAAAGTACTAAGTGGATGCTTTATTTTAATTGCAATAGTGGCAATTGGAATTACACTAGGAATAGCCGCTAAAAGCTGTGATAATTCTAATAATGCAACTCCGGGGAAAAACGGAATTGATACATTAGCTCTGGAGCTTTATGCGAAATCAATTGCTGAAGCTTCAGTAAAGCAGCTGTTGAAGGCACCGGCATCGGCTGAATTCCCAAGCGATCAGCAGCACTACCTGTTGCAAGCCGACAGCACTATTATTATCAAAGGGGCTGTTGATTCACAGAACGCTTTCGGGGCTATGCTCCGCACAACATTTTATGTAAGTATGAAATGGAAGGCTGATTTTACCAACTCTGATAACTGGCAGGTTCTGGAGTCGTTCCTGGATGAATAGTGAGGTCTATGAATAGTGAGGGCTTCACTTCAAGTGAAACCCTCACTAAAAAACGCAAAGCCACCCTAACCGGTGGCTTTTTTGGTTAATAACTCGTTTAAAATATTTTATTATATATGTTTTAAATTTGCACACATGGCATACAACCGGAAAAACAAGTTACTTCAAATGCAGCATGTTTGCGAAGTGTACCAGAAGCATATGCTTCCCGGAGTAACAACTGCCTGGGTGTACCGTAATATTATTTTCCCACAGTTTCATATATCAATAGCCACTCTTTATATTTACCTGGGTACCTCAATTAAAAAAGAGCTTAGGCAAATAGAGGATTCATCCCGGCCACAGTTAAGTTTATTCGAGTAAACCCCATCCGCCCTTTGGGCACCTTCCCCGTGGGGGAAGGGAATAGGAATTTTTTATTACTCAATTGTTATAACAGGATCAGCCAAGTGATATTCCTGGTTCATTGCGCTGTCATCGCTGCAAAGCGTACTATACACCAATTCAAATTCTCTTATACCGTCGTCGCGTTTCACCTTCCGGGAACTTACCCTGGTTAAAGCTCCGAACTCCGGGTATGCTATCGGTCGCCAACCGTGCAAAGCCTTGTGAATGTTTTCGAGTATAAGCCAAATGGCGGCTGCTTTGGCCTGTTGACCGGCGGGTGCTTTCGGATTGGTATTACTAAGTTTTAAATCAGCTACCCGAATGCTGATCAGTATTTCGCCGTCCTGCACCTTCTGCGACTGGTTTTTCCAGGTAGCCTGCTGAAGTTCCAGCAGCATACATGGGAATTTAACCGGTGGGTTCTCCTGGTAATAGTCGAGCTGTCCCCAGTCCTCGTCCATGTATTTGAGGTTGGGCTCCATCAGGGCAATGCGGATATGGATGGCGGTGAGAATGTCGTTTATCATTTGGTAACGCATTATGGATTAATGAGACGCGAAAGGATTTAGCTGTGAGGTTTGAGGCGGTTGTATATTTCAGTTTCCAGCTGCTTGAAATGTGAATCGGCAACGCGCTTAACTGCGTGATCAACTTCTATGTGATGCCCTATAAAGCGGCGTTCCGGGATAATGATCTTTGATCCTACTTTTTTAAGGGCCATCGCTTTCCAGTAACCGGCTTCGTTACTCAGCGCCTGGTTCTTTTTGCTGCCGTTTACCGCTTTGGTTTTAACCGAAAAGGTTTGCCTTCCGGCAAGGCTGTAATACATGGCCCAGAAAAACTTTTGCATCTTACGGGTAACCACTATGGTTCCGCCTTCGTTCTGTATGCGGGCATAAGGCATGGAGTTACTGAATACGATGGAAAGCCCTGCAACCTTTGCCCGGTTCCCGCGCCTGAGCGCTCCGGATCGCATCATCAGGCTGCCGCGTTTGTTTGCCCTGGCTACCTCCGGCCACGGCCTGTCGAAAAAAGCTTTGCGCTCAAAGTTGCGGTCGAACTCATCCATGAGCTCAATCTTTAAATCAGTGAGTAACAGCTTTACGAACTCATCCATGAGGCAGGCTGTTTATAATTTCCTTTACTCCATCCTGAACCTTCCGGTAAGGATGATGAGGCGGGAATATTACCTTTTGCTTACCCGGATTAAATCGGAAAATAGCATCGGCATTGTTGCCGTTTTTATCTAACCTGGTTGTGGCCTTTTCGCCATTTCGCGCAGCTGCTTCCGGATCGCTTTCCGGGAACTTGCCTATGCGAACCTGTACGGCTGTACACCGGCAGCGCCATCCGTTTGGCGGGTAGTAATCGCTCCAGAAGGGATCAGTATCCGGCAGTGTTGTATTGGCCAGCACGGCATGCCATTCGCGTACCCGGTCGTCGCCGGCAGTTCGGTACTGGAGGTTATATCGGTCGCTGCCTTGTTCCAGGTCGGCCCATTTGGCGGCCATTTCGGCGGAGCTGGTGGCGAATATATACTCCGCCTCCAGGTACTGAACATTGTAAGCCTGGTTAATTTCCTGCACGTCCACTTTAAAGGCCGCATATGGCTTTATTGTGCCATCAGCGTTAAGCAATAACTCCGAGGCTTCCTTCAGTTGCGTGTGCGTTTTAAAACCGGAGAAAACAAAAACATCATTCTCTAAGGCATTAACCATTGCCGGCGGCGGAACGTTATCGGCCAGTCCGGAACTCATACCGGCGGCAAGAACCCGATTGGTTTCGTTAATCACTCCCAGGAAGGGTTCATCCTTCAGCATTTCCGGTTCATATTTCCCGGTCTTATGCAAATGGCGGAGAGCTTTGGTATAAACGTTCTTTTTGAAGTTAGCGGACGACGGGGACGGGGTGGACAATGAGGCATGAGCGGGAAGAATACCGCCGCAGCAATCGCACTTCTGATTATAAAGACCCGAAAGCAGTGCGCTTACTTTTTTTTCGGGTCTGGCTGAAAATTTCCGCCGGTTCCTCCAGCTGGTGGCAAGGATGCCTGTTTAACTCCGAGGAATTTAGTACCAAACTTTTCATTGATCCAGTCAATGTCAGGTTCCAGGTACTGCATAAACCCGACAGTCATGGTATAAAGGTCTTCGGTATTCTCCTGTGGGTCATATGCGAAAATAAGGCCTTCAGGGAGTAGTCCAATCTTATACAGTGCCGAAAGTACCACTGTATTCATATAGCCTTCCACAAGGCGTTTGTCGCTCTCGGCAAGTCGCATGAGCTGCTGAACGCTTACCTTCTCCTTGCTCTCGTTGCCGTTCTTGGTATCCTGGCCAATAATGGCACCTACGATCAGTATCGAATTCTCGTTGTTGCAAAGCTTGATCAGGTTGTTATACACGTCGCCGGTTGTTACCGCTCCGGTCGCAAATTCAAACTCCTCGGAATCATCGATAATAAACCAGGCAGCCGCACCCATATCGCGCATCATGGATTCAGCCCGGTCGAGCATGGCAGAATCTTGAGTGTTGGTTTTCATAACCCGGGGCGGAATGCCGTAAATTTCGCAAAGCTCACTCCAGCACGATTGCGCAAAGCGTTTCATCAGCACATGAGGCACGGCTTTCATCAGAAGTCCCCAGTCATCGGGCTGTCCGAATTCCATTAACCAGGAACCGTATTCTTTTGCTTCCCGGTACAGCACACCGTCGAAGGACGTTTCATCCAGTAGAAGAATTCCCTTTTCGGGAATGATATTCGTTTTAGGAATAAGAACCGGTTTAAGAACGCCATTTTTGTCGGTAACCATTTCCACAAGAGCGGTGCCGCTCATTTGCGTATCCCATATATGACCAATTAAATCGCTGAACCAGGGAAGTGATTTTAACAGGTCGGTCGAAGCCTCGTCGATCGTATCGCCTTTTTTCAGACTGAAAGGAGCTGATGTACTAATCATGCGACGGTTGCCAATCTGCGAGCTTAACAGGGCATCAAGCATGATATCCTTGTAAAGCTTCTGCAACAAAACCTGCTTCGGCATCAGAACATTATCGCGCTGGCGCCATGCCCTTTGCATGGCTGCTATATCCTGACGGGTGCGGCTTATAGTCTTGGGCGCAATTTGGGCATAATACCCGTCGGTACGTTTTGCCACAGTTGGCTGAGTTGGAGCGGGAGCTTTGAGGTTTCGATTCTTTTTCATGTAATAATAAATTATGAGACGCGAGCATCGCGTCTGTACGCTTTATATTTCGTGATTAAATTTTTCGCGGCTTCCGAAACGGAAAGCCTTCTTTGCTGTTTCTTCGTCACCGGCGGGCAGTACCGGGAAGTTGGGAGCTATAGGAGCTGAGTCTTTGTACTTGCCTATACCGGCTACTTTCTCCAGGTATTCGATAGCCCGGTCATAACGTTGAATTACACGCTCCTGTATAATATCCACATTGGCCAGCTGGCATATCTGGTAAAGCGCTATGCTCTTGACCAGGGAAAGGATCATAGCGTTACGTGCAGCTCCGGTGGCGGAGAAGATAGCCGCGACATCGTACCGTGGTCGCCCATCGCGCCACTTGATCTGATCAGTGGGGCTTAGGTAACTTGTTACTTCTTCCACGGCTGCGTTTATAGCCATTACAGGAATATCGGCATCACTCTCGGTGATTTCACTTAGTTGGTATTCGTAGAGTACCGACTTTAATTCTTCAGTTGTCAGAAACATGATATTTCGTGTTTTAGAGACGCGAACATCGCGTCTTTACTTTGTGATGTAATAAGCGTGTTTTTCAATATCCTGGATACTCACGCCTTTTTTAAACTGGCGACGAATCAGCGCAACCTTCAGGTCTTGCTTAGCAATACACATGGGGCGGCCATACAGGTTGGTTACAATGTATCGGCGGTTCTCAAGCCTGCTGAGGCGGTTGGCGCGTTTTACCTTCCGCTCCAGACGCCATCGGTGCCTGGCTGCATACAGGTGCAAGTATGCCCATTGAAAAGACCGTATTAGTATTAGCAGGATAAACAGGATGAACTTTAAGTAATTTTTAAGAGTCATTTAATAAGTTTTTAAAGAGTTAATATCTTCTTGATTCACGAGCTCCGATCCGGTAAGGTGCATCAGAACCACGGCTGCGTTTACTCAAAAGCCAAACGGCTCCTTCTAATGCATCAGGAGCGTCATCATGCGACTTGCTTCCTTTCTCAAACATCAGCAGCTGATCTACTAATCCGACCATTCCGGGACTGTCCTTTTCCTTTTCGTTGAGCAAAACAAGGCCGCGCTCAAACAAGGGCGACATAGCCTCGATCCTGGCAAACTTGTCGGGCTTCGCCCGCTGGTCGCCCCGGATTGGGATTTGATGACCGGTTATATTACCGACGGTCTTAAATTCATCCAGGAGCAAATCCTGCATAAAATTTGCCTCCATATAGTAAAGGGTTGGAACCTTACCGGCAATGTAATCCATGATCAGGTAATGCCAGCTTACCATGGTAGTAACTGACGTTTGATCAACAAAAGCCTTCAGGATATGAAATTCGCCTTCCTTGGTTTTGCCTACCAACATAGTGGCCTTAAAGTCGGCAGTTGTGGAATTCTTAAACGAAGGGTCAGTGTAGCACACCAAAGTTCTGTAAAGCTTCAGGTCAAGCATTTTGCCGTAGCGTATATGTTTGCGCTGAAAAACGGCACCCTCGTTTATTGGGTTATTCATGTACTCCTTTTGAAAGCGGCGTTCACCAATAAACTCACGCATCTTTTTAATTTCTTCAGGAGTATAGTTTTCGCTCCAGCTGGGGAGGCCTTTTTTATTTAGTGCGTTAACTGTTGTATGGTATATGCCCGGACGCTCAGCGAAGCGGCTCAGGATGCTATCCTTGCCAATACGGTTACCAACCATAACGAACCGTCCGCGGCCCATGGCCATAGTTCCGGCAAGGGCTGTAAGCGCCCATTCAAGCGCATCAGAAACACGGCGGGGATTGCGGATCAGTTCGTCATCGTCGATGTCATCAATAACAATATAATCCGGACGTTTGCCACGATCCTTCAAACCGCGGGGACTTTGTCCGCGACCGAGGGCAACAAACAGGCAACCGTCGGAAGTTCGAAATTCGCCTTCTGTCCAGGAGCCGGTTTTAACCTGGTTGCCAAAGTCCTTAATAAATCCTATGTTATACTGGAGCTCTGCCTGGAGATCGGATAAAAGCCTTACGGCCATATCTTCACTTTTACTTACCAGCACCATAACAGAAAGTCTGCGCGGTTTCTGTATCTTCAGCCACAAGGGAATTAACAGGCTAAGATGTGAGCTCTTAGCATGTCCGCGAGCCCATTCGAAAAGGGCCTTGGTATCTTCATTCCTTAGCAGGTACTCAGCTGCATCCAGCTGGAACTTACCGCACTTCTTAGTAGCCAGGTGCGGGAAGTAGGTTTCAACAAAAAAGCTATAATCATTCCGGGCACGTTCAACCCGGTGTGTTTTGTCCTGCTCCGATTCCGGGAAGGAAAAATCTTTTGAGTTGATCCACTGGACGCGTTCTATCCACCGGTTCCAGAGCTCCTTATTACCTCGAAAATTTGCCATTTCCTAAACGGTATTGAATGTAAGAATCCTGTAACCTGGTGATGAGTTTTATGAAATCGTCCGAGATCTCTTTGTTCGAGGATCTCTCCCGGATAAGGAAATCCTGAAAGTCCATAAAGGTGTTGATATCATCATCCACCGTGTTGTGCGTCTTCAGGGTTTTAAGCTGTGATACGGCTTTTGCGAATGCGTCGGCGCTGAACTGCTCTTTGTTATCCAACATGTCGGATATCATTTTCAGCGACTTCTGAACCAGGTCGTCGATGCTGATAGTGCGGCTGGCCCGTTTCTGCTCCCATCCGCCGGATTCTTTCCAGCTTTGTAAGGTGGGAGCCGATATCTTAATACGGTTGCATATATCCGCTTGCTGTACTCCCTGCATGAAAAGCAGGTAAGCGTATTCGAACTTTTCCGGATCGCGTGGCTGCACCCTGACTGTTTTAGCCATAATAAGAGGTTATTTTTCGCAAAAGTCATTCAGAAACCTTCAAAAAAATAATTTCCCTCCATACATTATACACTTCCTTCAAACGCTTAGACACTTATTTGCAAGAGCTTAAGCGGCTGAGTATGTTTGCCATCTCAATTCGATTTCAAATGGTCACTTTTATATTAAATGACGAGTCTGTTGTAACCTCCCACGGCTTCATCGTGCTGAACTCAGGCGGGAAATTCGACCGTTTCAGGAGTAATCCTGTGATGCTGGATGCCCACAACGATATCAGCGCAATGAACGTTATCGGCAAATGGGGCAACCTGACCGTGAAAGGATCACAGCTTCTTGCTGAGCCTGAATTTGATATGGAAGATGAAGTTGCCGCAAAAATATCGGGCACGGTCGACCGCGGTTTTGTTAAGGGTACCTCAATGGGCTTAATCATTAACGATGCTGAAATGCGGGATATGCCAGTACTGGGAATGCAAATAGTAGTTACCGACTGGGAACTGCTGGAGGCGTCGCCGGTTCCGGTGCCAAGCAATAAAGCCGCGTTGCGCTTTTATGCCAAAGACGGTAAAACGGTACTGGCCGCAAATGAAATCAAGCTTTCAGTCGATAGCATTATTAATCAAAAACAAATCATGGAAAAAATCACACTTTCAGTCGAGGCCGCTAAAGTTCTCGGCTTAGGAAAAGAGCCGGAAATTTCCGACCTCAATGCCGCAATTATGGAGCTGAGCGCAAACCTTTCAGCCGCTAAAACTGCGAAGGAAAAAGCCGAAAGCGACCTTGCGGCTTATCTGCTTAAACAGGCTACTGACCTGGTTGATCTTGCCGTTACACAAGGCAAAATTACCGCCGACAAAAAAGAATCTTATGTTAAACTTGCCACAAGGGATTTTAAAGAGGCAAAGGACATTATCGACTCACTTCCTGGTAAGCAAACCCTCAGCGGTAAAGTTACTAACCTGGGTGGAAACAAACAGGCTGCCGACCGCGAAAGCTGGGATTATATGAAATGGCTGAAAGAAGACCCGACCGGGTTAACTGAAATGGCTGCTAATGATCCTGAAGGACACGCTACCCTGAAGGCTTCCTATAAATCGAAATATTAACGTAAAGACGCGATGCTCGCGTCTTTATGTGAGAGACGCGAACATCGCGTCTCTACGAAATAAAAACCTTTTTTAACCAACACTTTTAAAACCATGCGAAAACAACTTAACACCCGCAACCTCATGTTTAACATGCTCGTTGCCCTTTTATTTTCAGCAGTTTGCGGGTTAGCCGCCTTGCCTGCTGTTGGAGCCTCCATAGTTGGCGGCACACTGATGTCATTTGTAAAAACGCCCGCCGGAACACTTAACGCAGGAATCGCTAAAGAAATCTGGACCGATATCCTGATGGAAGGCTTCTACCCTAAAGATGACTTTTTATCCTGGTCACGCGATATGTCGGAGCTTGTGGAATACAACACGCTCAACTTAGCTGAAGCCGGAGCCGATCCTAACCTGTTAATTGATAATGCGGTTTATCCTATCGCTGCTGCTACCAGGACTGACGTTCCTAAAACCATTACACTGCGTACCCTCGACACTGACTCGACCATAGTTCGTAACCTGGAAAAAAAGGAAACCGCTTATAACAAGATGGAATCCGTTGTCAGGGCGCATAGAAATACGCTTCGCAAAGGAGCTATCCAGCTGGCCGCTCACTTTTGGGCACCTCAGGCCGACGGCGTTTTCACCCCTGTAATTGTTGCAACCGGTGACCTGATCGGTGGCCGTCGAAGACTCCAATTCGAGGATATTTTATTGCTCCAGGCTAAGTTTGATATTATGGATGTTGATCCTGCCTCATTAGCTATTATGCTTAACCCGCTTCACAAATCGGACCTTATGTTCCAGGACATGAAGTTATACAAGGATGTAATTTCAAGTGGTTCAATATTCGGGCTTAAATATTTCAGCAACTCACAAACGCCTCGCTTTAATGCCACTACCGGCACAAAGGTTGCCTTCCAGGCTGCACCTGCCGGAACCGATACACAGGCATCTGTTATCTGGAGTAAGGACGAAGTAATGAGAGCCGACGGTTCGGTCGACGTATTTGCAAAATACAACGATCCGGATCAGAAGGGTGATGTGATCAACTTCCAGAAGAGGTTTGTTGCCTTGCCATTCCGCTCGAAAGTTCTGGGTGCTATTTATAGCCCGCACGCATAGGTTAGTTGTTGTTTGATTGTTTGTTTCATGCCAGAGGCCCAGGGAGCCGGTATTAAAGCCGGTTCCTGAAAGCCGAAACCTTGCACACTATGAATGAATTCGAAATATGGCTTTATAGGGGATTGATAGCCGCACTTGTAATGATAGTCGGATATGTAGTTAAGGTTTTTGCAACCCGCGTAACCGACAGGCTTGATAAACTGATTGACGCTATGAACACGCACGAAGGACGCATAAGCCAGATAGTTCAGACACAGGAAGACCACAGCAAACGGCTGAACGATCACGGAGGCAGAATCAGAACACTTGAAATTGATCATGCAAAAGGTTGTAGAGAGGTAGTGAAATGAAAGTATCTAAGAACTTTGAGCTTCAGGAATTCGTTGATCCTGTTACCTGGATGATCAGGGGGCAGAAATCGGTAGAGCTGATTGACTCAAGGCTTATTACCCTGGCGCAGTTTATGCGCGATTATTTCAAGGTTAATGTTACCATCAACAACTGGCAAACAGGAGGGCAATACAAGGAGAGCGGGCTACGTACCTGGTTAAGCAAAACAGGGGCCGCATACAGCCAGCACAAGTACGGAAGGGCAGCGGATTTAAAGTTCGACGGTTTGGAACCGGAATACGTGAGGAATGAAATACGAAAAAACTGGCCGGTATTTAAAGCCGCCGGGCTCACTACCATCGAAAAGGATACTCCCACCTGGGTTCATATCGATGTACGATTTACAGGACAGGAAACATTACTCGAAGTACCATACCAATAATCCATGAAACAGAGATCCTTCCATATCATTTTATTCCTGGTATCCTTAATCCTGGTTACCGGGTGCTGCACCCAAAAACGGTGTGCCCAGAAATACCCGCCGGTGCAATCCGTTAACGACAGCTCGTCGGTTACGACCGATGAGAGTGTCCAGGAAAAGGATTCCATATCATACCTGCCTGCTGACAGTTCGTGGCTTATTGCTTTAATTGAATGCGACGAAAACGGGAAGGCCATAATGAAAGAGCTCCAGGAATATAAGAACGGTAAAAACGTTGAAGTTCCCCAGGTGAAAATTAAGGGAAACGTGTTAACGGCCATTTGTAAGATTGATTCGATTGCCGTTTTTAATCACTATTCAAAGCATTTTAAAAAGGAAGTTCAATACCGCGATAGGGAGGTAAAGAAGGACGTTCGGGTTAATTACCTGACCGGCTTTCAGAAGGCCGAAATCAAAGGCTTTTATATCTCATTAGTTCTATTACTTGCACTAGGTTCATTAATCGTTTATAAAATCACCCATTAAAATGACAAAACCAAAATCACAAATAAACAAGGCTGCCGCTGATAAGCCAGCCGGCAAAGCTCCTGGAGCAGAAGCCCCGAAAGCTCCTGAAGCGGAAGTCCCAAAAGCTCCTGAAGCGGAAGCCGAAAAAGCTCCTGAGGCTAAACAGGAAAATAAGCCGAAAAGCAAATATCCTGCAAGCATTGTAAAGCGGGCACAGGAAGTGTTCGGATCGCACGAAGTTGAAGAGATTTTCTTTACCTCCGATGAGAACTGCTTCACTATTGAGCAGTACGCTGTAATGCATGGCCAGAACCTTAAGGATCAGGATGTATTAACTGTTAAACGATCGGAGGTATAATGTTACCACGCGTTAAAATAGATTTTAGCAACGGCAACCTGGGCCAGGTATCAGCATCAGCTGACGGAGTAATCGGCATACTGGCCACCGGCGTAACCGTTGCGGGTAAGTTCGTGTTAAACACGCCTTACAAAATTACCCAGGCATCGGATATTACCGGAGTGCTGGGGCTAACCCTGGTTAACAATCCGGGGCTGTTCAAACTGCTTACCGAACTGTTTAACCAAAGCGGAGACGGTGTGGAAGTATGGGTTACCGGATTTGCCGATACCGTTACTATGACTACGATGGCGACATTGGGTACCGTAACTGGTGTTAAGGAAATGCTGCTGGCTGCCAATGGTAAGATCCGGACGATTATTGTACACCGTACACCTGCAAGCGGATATGTGCCGGTTACAACTACCGGTATTGACTCGGATGTTGCAGCGGCTATGGCACAGGCGCAAATTACGGCACTCTGGACAGCCGATACCCTAAAAGCACCAGTATTCTTTTTGATAGCCGGGCTTTATTACCAGGGTACACCGGACACACTTACCGACCTTACCGCAGCGACTAACAACCGCGTCGGGATCATGATCGGAGATACTGTCTCCGGGAATGGGTGTGCTATCGGTTTACTTGCCGGGAAACTGGCACGGATACCGGTACAGCGTAATATTGGCAGGGTTAAGGATGGCGCTATACTTGGCGTTGTAAACGCTTACCTGGGTACTGTTCTTGTACAAAGTGCCGACGTAGCTTCAGTAAACGATAAAGGGTATATTACCCTGAGAACTCATACAAGCCGCTCAGGCTATTACTTCAATGATGATCCGCTCGCTGCTCCGATAACTGACGACTACAATCACATTACCGCGCGGCGAACCGTAGACAAGGCTTACCGTATTGCCTATGACACTTTGATTAACGAGCTGCTGGATGAAGTTCCGGTAACCGACCAGGGGAAGATATCGGTGGCTTATGCCAAGAGCCTGGAAAACAAAGTTGAAAGCGCTATTATCAACAGCATGACTGCCGCCGGTGAGTTAGGTAACGATCCTGCTAATCAGAACGACAAGGGTGTAACCTTTTACGTGAACCCCGACCAGAACATCATTGCCACCGGACAGGTGAACGCCACACTCAAGGTTAAGCCTTTCGGCTATGCCAGGTATATTACAGTTCAATTGGGATTTAAAACCTTAACCTCTTAGTTATGTCCTTCAACTCACGACAATATCAATGGAGCGACCTTACCCTCGAGCTAGGTGGTCGAATAGTAACCGGGTTCCGCGGTTTGAAGTATAGTACCAAGCAGGAGAAAGAACTGCTTTACGGCAAGGGCAATATTCCCAGGAGCATACAGCGCGGTAACATAGCGCCTGAAGGCGAAATTACCGTTCTGCAATCGGAGCTGGAGACACTCAGGCAAGCCGGAGGTGGTTCCATCCTCGGTCTTCACCTGGACGCGACAGCCGTTTACGGAGATCCTGCCAACGGCGATACCATTATCACGGATAAGCTACTGGGGATTGAATTTACCGAAGATCCCAAAGAGCTGAAACAAGGCGATAAGAATATGGAGATCAGTCTTCCTTTCATTTGCCTCGAAATCAGAAACCAGGTAGCCTAAAAGAAGATTATATAATTAACCGGAAAGGCTGTCATGTCCGTATACCGGGAAAATGACAGCCTTTTTTTTAAACTAAAATCATGAAACAAGAACTAACCGGGCAGGCCACTCCCGAACAAGTGGAAGAATGGAAAACAAAATATGGTAAGTTATGGGCTATCATTGTGGATGGACATATCTGTTACCTGAAGAAACCGGATCGGAAAGTACTGGGATACGCCTCAGTTGCCGGTAAGGATAATCCTTTAAAATTTAACGAAGTTATCCTGGCTAATTGTTTTGTCGGAGGATCAGAAGAGATTAAAACCAATGATGAGTTGTTCCTGGGTGCAAGCTCCAAGCTTGTGGAACTTATCCAGGTGAAAGAGGCTGAACTGGTAAACTTATAGAGGAATCCGGAGTTGAAGAGCATGAATTGATACGTATTGGCAATGCCCAGCTTACGTACTACATGCACATATCGGACCCGGATATCCTCACTGATGAAGTATGGGCAATGCGATTGCGAGAAGTTGAATATATACGCCGCAAAGAAGCGGAATCCAATAAATAAAGCTAATGTCGAATATCCTTGAATATATCCTGAAGCTTAACGACAGCATGAGTGCCAAATTAAAGGCAGTCGGGGCCCAGAGCGATACTACCAAGCACAAGCTTGAGGGATTGCGAAAGGAGTCATCGGGTACGTTCAACGGCATTGGCAATATGCTTGGAGCCGCCGGTATTGGGTTTGGTATGTTCCAGATTGTAAATATGATGGAACAAGGTGTTGAGAAGGTACACGCCTTGCATTTAGCTGAAGCCGCTTTAAAGAATACCATGATGAACATGGGTACTTACGGCGCTGAATCTTTTGATAAGATTGTGGAAGGCTCTAAAAAAATGGCCAGTGGTATACTCTATTCTACTGCCGATATAGTTGGGTTACAGTCGCAGCTGCGAATGGTAGGAGGAATTGGTGAAAGTGAAATGCAGCGAATGACTAAGGCCTCTGCTGATATGGCTACCAAGCTTGGTATGGGACTAGATGAAGCCGGTAATGCACTGGCCAAAGCCGTAAATAATCCCGAAATGATGACCCGGTTGGCGATGCGCATTAAAATTGACCCTGAGGCTGTTAAGCATATGCAGGACCTGGCTAAAGGAGGCAATGAAGCTGCTGCCCGGCTTGAACTGTTAAATATCGTTGAGCAGAAAGTTGGAGGAGCCGCTAAGGCTGCTTTTGATGCTGATCCGCTGGCGAGGTATAATAAGGTTGTTAATTCCATGAAGCTGTCGCTGGGGGAATCTGCCATAAAAATTCAGGCTACACTTGCTCCAGCTCTGATTATACTCGCTGATAAGTTTAAGAATCTTGCAACCGGAATTGCAGATGTTGTTTCATGGATGGCTGCGCATAAAAAGACAACTGCTGCCATAGTGATCACCTGGAGTTTGCTTGAGATAGCCATTAATGCTGTTGCCATTAAAACGAAATTTCTGGCCATGTGGCAAAGTATATTAGCTACTAAAACCGCATTGCTTACAGCGGCTCAATGGCTTCTTGATATCGCTATGAATGCCAATCCAATAGGCTTAATCATCATAGGCATAGCAGCCCTGATTGCGTTGATCACAGTGATCATTGTTAAGTATAATGAATGGGGTGCAGCACTTACCTTATTCTTGGGTCCGATCGGGTTTGTGATTGATGCTATAATGTCCTTCAGGCGAAACTGGGATTCAATAGTGGAAGCGTTTAAAAGTGACGGAATTATAGGCGGCATTAAGCGGATTGGGATAGTTCTCTTAGACGCTTTACTATATCCGGTTCAACAGCTTTTAGAATTGCTTAGCAAAATACCTGGTTTAGGAGATATAGCAGGAGGAGGAGCAGCTAAAATACAGGACATACGGAATAAGCTAGGATTGATCAGCCCGGAAAAAACTGTCCTTGATAAAATAGCAGTTGCGACGCAACCTGGTAAGTCTGATCCTTTAGGAAAGATTACTCCAGATAAAAAAGCAAAAGCAACCAACGATGCCATCAGCTCCGGAGGAACTCGTAACACTTCTATCATAATCAATTTAAAAAACATGGTGGAAACCATCAGGTTCGACGGCAACCTTGCCGACAACCGCGGTGACCTGGAGAAAGAAGTAACTTCAATTATGGCACGTGTGTTAGGCATGGCCCAAGCTACAAGCTAATGGATAATGTTATCGCTACCGGTTTTAGTTTACCGCCATACTGGCTGCAAGGCAAGGTGGTGGTTATTAACGTGAATACTGAAAGCGGTAAAATGTCGCTGGAGGGTTACCAGGGACCGGGCAACCAGTTCCCGCTTAAATTGTCGGCTGAGGGCATGGATGAATTTACCTTCCCGATTGACCCTTTTATAAATGTAGGCTTTAAAAATATACTTACCATGCGCACGGTGGCCAAAGGCAAAACCAGGGGAACCGTAAAGGAACGATGGACGGAAGATGATGCTGATATCACTATTTCGGGCGTGTTTATTAACCCGGATCACGCTACCTATCCGAAGGAAGTTGCATTACTGCAAAAGTTTTTTCAGCTGCATAAGGCCATTGCCGTTACCTGCCCGCTGCTAAACGATAAAGGCATTTATCACTTCGCTATTGAAAGCCTGGAATTTCAGCATACAAAAGGGATTGAAAATCAGTCCTTCGACATAAAAGCATACTCGGACGACGTATTTCAATTGCTTGTTGATCAGAATGCAGTACCATTCATGCAATCAAAAGGATTCTAATGTTTGACTTAACCTGGAATATAACAATCGGACGCGGCTTTAAATTGCTTCTCCTGGATAGCGTTACTATAACGCGATCGGTGGAGCAATTGGCTGATACGGCTGAGATTGTTTTGCCGGGTTCAGTCTTTAACAAGGCAATCGAAATCGAAAAGCAGATCAGGCGCGGCGATCCGGTTACTATCGAAGCCGGGTACGATGGCAACAATGTTACTGAATTCTCCGGGTACCTGGAGGCGATTGCCACGGACGACGGTTCGATCAAGCTGAAGTGTGAGGATGGCATTTACAACTTCCGGAAGCCGGTTGCCGATAAGCAATTCAGTAACCCGGATGTAAAAGATTTGCTGAATTATGCCTGCTCCCAGATAGGCGGTTATACGCTCAGCTGCGACTATACTTTTAAGTACGACAAGTTTGTCGTTCGCAATTACACCGGGTATGATATCCTGAAGAAAATACAGGAAGAGTGCAAGGCAAATGTTTACCTGAAGGATAATGTTTTACACGTTCATCCGCAGTACAAGGAAATTTCAGGCTTCGCAAAATATACCTACCAGGATAACATTGAAAAGAGCGACCTGGAGTATAAGATTGCTGAAGACCGGCCTTATGAAGTTACAGTCGAGGGCAAAGGCACCGACGGCAAAGTTATCAGGGTAACTTCCGGGAACAAAGGAGGCGACTCCGAAACCATAAAGCGCGACGGAGTGAGCGATATTGCATCGCTTCAGGCGCTGGCCGATGAGGTAGCAAAGCGCAAAAGCTATACCGGGTATTCCGGGAGCTTCACCGGATGGCTGATTCCATACTGCGATGCCGGGTATAAGATAAGCCTGCGCGATGACGATTACGAATACAAGGACGGCGACTATTACGTGCTTGAGGTCGAAACTAAAGTAAGTAAATCCGGAGGCGAACGGAAGGTTAAAATAGGAGCTAAGATATGAACGAGGTAGCAGAAATAAGAGAAAGGATAATGCGCATTGCAGCTGCTGGCCGTAACGCGGGTTCAGTTGTGCTTACCGTTGAAGTTATCGAGGTGTACAGTTCACATTGTACCGTTATGCTTGGCGATTTGAGGATTACAAATGTGCGCCTGTATAGCCAGGCATCTGAGGAGGGAAATTTACTTCTTATGCCTAAAATCGGAAGTATGGCCACAGTGTTATCCGACACTGATCTCCGCGACATGGAACTGATAAAAGCCGATAAGATCACATCCTTTAAATTCGAGGAAAACGGTATAGTTGTCGAAGTTGACTCTGAATCCGGGAAGGTCGATATCAAAAACAACCAGGTATCCTTAAAAGACCTGTTTCAGTCGCTTTCTACTCTGATCAAGAATTTAAAGGTATCAGTTCTGGCACCTAACTCAATCAGCGGCCCGGTTGATCCGGGAACATTAAGCGCTGCTCTGAATTTTGAAACATCATTTAAACAGCTTTTAAAATGATCCGTAACGATATACTCCTGGATGAGAATATGGACCTGCTGATCCGGGACGGCGACTTTGTTATCGGCGACTGCCTGAACCAGCAAATTAACTGCCTTTTGCAGGCGGTTCCGGGAGCCTACAAGCAATCGATAACTACAGGGGTTGGCATTGACTCTTTTATCCTGGATACAGCAAGCGACGAGTTAAACCGGACTATCAGGCAGCAATTTAAAAAAGACAAGCTTTCAGTAAAAAGCATCAGCATCACGAACGAAAAAATTAACCTGGTAGCAGAGCACGAAGAGTAATGAGTAATACAACCGCCATAAAAACTATTATTGTACAGGCAGGACAGTCCCTGGCTGATATCGCGCTTCAGGAGTACGGCACGTACGAGGGCGTTATTTTGGTTATACAGGCTAATCCCGGGCTTAGCGTTTCCGATCAGCTGGCAGGAGGGCAGGAGCTAAACCTGTTTACCGGCTACACCGTTAACCTGGTGAAAGAGCTGGTGAAGGTTGAGCCTTATGCCTCAGCGCTGCAAAGCCTGCTGGCGCAATGGGCTGCGCTGATTAAATTCCCTGCCACCGGGATAACGGTTGAAAGTGATCCGGTGTTTACTGCCTGGCTTGCAACCTTTGAGCCATTTAGCGGGGTGTATAACGACCTTACAGGGAAGCCCGCGTTATTCAGCGGATCATACACTGACCTTACCAATAAGCCTACCCTTACTACTGATTTCCTTTCGCTTACCGATGTATTACCTACCAGTTACGTCGGGAAAGCAAAAAACATCCCCATTGTTACCGATTCCGAAAATGGCCTTGATTTTATGGAAACCGTACAGGCGAAGCTAACCCACCTGGCTGATTTCCCGGCAAGTTACCTGGGTCAGGCGCTGAAATTTGTAAGGGTAAAAGCGGATGAGTCAGGAATAGAGTTTTACACTCCGGCTTTTATAAGCGGTATTACAAAGGCAATGGTTGAGGCAGTGCTTACGGGAGTAATTGGTTCGCACACGCACGACTATTTGCCTACTTCAGTAAAGCAGGAAATAGAGATAAATGATACCTGGAAACTTGGCAGCAACCTGTATGTAGAGAATGTTTTTATAGGTGCAGATTTAACCCAGGTTAATTACTGGAGTTCAGCCGCAAAAGTGCTGAAGCTCTTTACAAAGGATATTACCTACACAGGCGGCAACCCTACCACTATAGTGCTGAAGGATGAAGTTACAGGCAAACTGCTTACTACTACTATTGCCTATACAGGAAGCGAAGTGTTAAACGTTACTAAAGTTGTGAGCTGATGAGAATTTATAGCTGGAAAAAGCCTGAGCTTACAATAACACAGACAACTGGAGGATCTCTTGTTGAAGGAACTACTTATTATTTATACGCAAGGTTTAGGTATACAACAGGAGAGGCTAATGCTACTTGTGCATCTCAATCTCCAAGAACGGATGTAATTCCAATTACAATAACTGCTGGAAACAGCGCTTTCCTACTTAATTGGAAAACAAGTGGAAATATAACAGCATATGCAAGTGGAGGAACTGGAGTAACTATTGTTACAAGTGCTAAACATTGTTTAGATACAGGGAATGTAGTTACGATTCCTTCTGGAGTTTATGCGGGGACATATACTATTACTTGGTTGAGTTATAATACATTTTCAATACCAATTACTTATTCCGCTACTGAAATATCCTCTTGGGAAAGTTCAAGTATTCCAAATAAAACAGGAACGGGTTTACTTATTAGTTTAGATACAGTTCCTCAATTTGACAGTAATGGTTATTGGTCTTATAGATCAACTTATCAATATAATATAGTAACTCAGGGAATAAAAATATCAGTCGTTCCAACTGGTAACTTATACCAGGCTGAACATAAATCTTGGAGAACAACAGAAGTACAGGCAAAGGCTTATATCTGTTCCGCTTTTGATTATGATACTTATGGATTTCCTTGGTTTGAGATTACAGAAAGCGCTTGGAGTGAAGCAAATCTTAATACCGAATGTTTAAATTCCGGGTATCCAATGGTAGGCATATTTAGTGCTGGTTATTCAAAAGTTTTTAATATGCCATTTAATTTTAATGCTCCTAATCTATCGGAAACAACCTTAACAGGTTATCAGGTAAATATTAAATCTGGTTCATTTAATGCACCGAATCTTACTTTCAAGCTGAGTAATATAAATCTCGAAGCACTTAATGGTAATAGCGCAATGTATGGAGGACATACATCTTTTTTTAAGATGGATAATTCAAATCTTGCTAATAATTCTTATAATACTTACTCAGTAGTACAGACTTTCAACTCATCTATTATAGGCTCTAATAATGGTTGGGGCATTTATGGAATAAATCTTTATGCTAACAATACAGGCTGGGTTCATGGAACTGAGCTTAGAACAAGAGGTGCAATATTTGGAACAGGTAAAAGCGGATATACATACGGAACTCCAAGTGGTTTAATTATTACAGACCAATTATATATAGATGGTGGAGCAAGTCCTGCTTCTGATGCTATTGCAATGTTAAGAGATTGTAAGTTAGTGAATGGTTACTTAATTGATCGGTGGTCTTATAAGCCAGCAGGAGGTGCTAATTATAAGATGATAAACCTTGATGTAAACACCATTGACAATAATACATTTTTTGGCTATGGAGGATCCTATACAGATGGAACTTGGGCATCAAAACTCTATTTATATAGGCAAAAAACAATCAAAGTAACTGACAAAGATGGTGTAGCTATTCCATTCCCAATATTGTCAATTACTATTGGCAGCCAAACAAAGAGATACTACAATGGCTCATATCAACAAACAGATTCAACCGATCCGGTAACTTATACTTTTAACGGTAATGTTAATGGTGTCATCAATACCGGAACCGGAGATGATGTTGCAACTATGATTCTTGAAAGCTGGTTGCAATGGCAAAGTCCATTATTTGTGCAATATAAATATCATTTTATAAAAATTAATTGTTTTCTCACCGTTACAGCCAGCGGCTACGAAACGTATTACAGCAAATGTGATATTCCCAAAAATATTGAGGAACAAATCACCCTTAAACCCGTCACCAAAACCCGTTATACCATTGAAGGCAAACCCCTGCGAGCTCTTATCCCTGAGAGTGGATCATCATCAAAACTGCTTGAGTTATGATCATCCTTCGCTCATCGGATAATAAGATATTGCGCACAGTGGAAACAGTGCTTGAGATAACCTATGACAATATTAGCAATTGTCAATTGGCTGATCCACTGGATTTAGATGGCTGGAAGACTATATTCGTACTGATAGGTGGTGGATATGAATACCAATGGCATTTCAAAGGTGTTGAAGTTGTAGGAAACAAAGTACGACTATTGAATGGATGTGGGCTACAACCTAATGTAACGTATGATAATGGTTATATTATTCATCTCGTTACAACCCATATTATTAGGTTTGAGGATAACGGGTGTTTAGCGAATGGGAACTTAGCCTGTTCTCAGAACTCACCAATACTCAACTATTTCAAGTCAACAACAATGCAGAGAGCTTCTACGGGCTTATTACAGAATTGCCCATTGCTTGAAGAGGTTTACTTACCCCAAATTAACCTTGCCTGGTGGAGCTCTTTCAATAATTGTTTTGCCCTTAGAAAATTAGTGGTATCTAATATAGTTGACC